CGCCGCCTACCGGGTACACCGTCGGGGCGTCGGTGACGCGCAGGAGACCATCCTGCGACGACTGGTCGACATGTGGGACCGGCTCGACCGGCTCGGCGACCCGACCCTGGGCCGCTCCTACGAGAGCCGGCCTGGCACCACCACGGGGGATCGTGATGAGGGTGCGGCGACCCGCCGTTACCGGGCGATGAAGGCGGACCTCAACCGGCAGATCCATAGGGCGCTCGAGGACTGCGCGGATCGAATCGACGGCACCTGGGAACCGGCCCCACGATGCCCCCGCTGTAGTCGTTCGCAGCGCCGCACCGCCCGGGTCTGCGACCGGGACGGAACCCCCCTCGGGCCAAGGGCACAACCCGGCCCGGTCACACCGGATCCGGAGACTGATACCGTTGCCGGACAAGGGCGGATGCGGGGGCGCGACACTAACCCGGTCCGCAAATGATGTATCCTGGTGCCCATACGGTGGACCAGTCCGACCCGGTCACCCAACTCGAAGCCGACTGGCGTCTGTGGCGCCTCACTCTCTTCCCCTCCTACCTGACCGACGCCCTTGGCCGCATCGTCACCGACGGGCCCCACCATCTCCGGTTCTGGGAATGGGTCTGGCAGATCCGTAAAGGACACCGGGCCCCCGCCTTCGTCGGCATCTGGCCGAGAGGTGGGGGGAAAAGCACCAACGTGGAGATGGCCACCGTCGCACTCGGAGCCCTCCAAACCCGCCGGTACGGCTGGTATACCTGCGCGACACAGGACCAGGCTGATGATCACGTCGCCTCAATCGGGTCGATGCTCGAGTCCCCCGAGGTCGGTGCCTTCTACCCGGCGCTCAGCGCCCGACGGGTCGGCAAGTATGGCCACTCACGCGGCTGGCGTGGCAACAGGCTGACCACCGCGGCAGGTTTCACGGTCGACGCCGTCGGCTTGGACAAGGCCATCCGTGGCCGGCGGATGATCGAGGACCGTCCCGACCTGATCATCCTCGACGACGTCGACGACGCCCTCGACGGTCCGGCCGTCACCCGCAACAAGATCACCGCGATCACCAAGAAGATCCTCCCCGCCGGTTCGGAGGACCTAGTGGTGGTCGCCATCCAGAACCTCGTCCACGCCGACTCGTTCTTCACCCGCATGACCGACGGCCGCGCCGACTATCTGACCGACCGGATCCTCTCCGGCCCGATCCCAGCGGTGGATGGCCTCGAAGTCGAACAGCGGATCGACCCCGAGACCGGGGATCCCCTCTGGTACATCACCGCCGGGGAGGCGACGTGGATAGGCTTCGACTTGGAGACCGCGCAGGCCAAGATGCATGAGGAAGGACTCACCGCCTTCGCATCCGAACGGCAACACAACGTGGAACCACCCGCGGGCGGCATGTTCGACCACATCGACTTCAAGGCGATCCTCGTCGAATGGGATGCTCTGCCCGAACTCGACCGGGTCGTCGTGTGGGTCGACCCGGCGGTCACCTCCACCGACGAGTCCGACGCCTTCGGCATCCAAGCCGACGCCCTCGGCGCCGACGGCCGCATCTACCGGCTCTACTCGTGGGAACAGCGGACCACCCCCGAGGACGCCCTCGAACGGGCCGTCCTCAAGGCCATCGAATTAGGCGCCGACCATGTCGGCATCGAAACCGACCAGGGTGGTGACACCTGGGCCTCCGTCTACCGTGAAGCCGTCCGCAACCTCGAGACGCATCGGCTGATCCGCAAGGGCGAAGCGCCCCGCATGGCCAGCGACAAGGCGTCACGGCAGCGCACCGGGGACCGGCCCGGCGCCGGCGTCCCCTCCAAAGCGGGCCGGGCCACCAAGATGCTCGCCGACTACGACCGGGGCCGCATCCGTCACGTCCGTGGCACCCACACCACCCTCGAACGGGCGTTGCGCCGCTTCCCTAGGACCAAGCCGTTCGACCTGGTCGACACCGCCTACTGGTCATGGGCCGACCTCCGCCACATCGGGGAGATCGCCGGGGCCACCCACAACCCCGAGATCGACCATCGGCACGCCGACACCGACGATCCGTACACCGCGCCGAGACCCTCCACCTGGCGCGGCTGACCGGCCCCTACACTCCACGCGTGTGGAGACCCTCACCAGCATCTTGGAGGCGACAGGGGTAGCGCTCCTCATCGCCGCCGCCTGGCTGATCTCGATCCCCGCCGGGATCGCCGCCACCGGAGCCGGATGCATCGCCGTCTCCTACGCTCTCACCCGCAACGCCAAGACCCGAAAGCGGAGACCGCCGAGATGAGCCTGCTGTTCAGCCCACCGCCAGTCACAACTCGGGTCGTCGAGTCGGTCAGCGACATGCCCCTCGTCGACTCCGACGACGCCTCCTACCGCCGGCTTGGCGCAGCGCCCCGCGACCTTCAAGGCACCACGCTGATCAAGGCGATGAACCTGTCCGTCGCCCTCTACCGGGCGAACCCGCTCGCCAACCGGATCATCTCGATCTACCGCTCGTTCATGTCCGGTGTCGGCTTCGACATCACTGCCACCAACCCCGAGGTCGACGCCGTCGTCTCAGACTTCTGGAAAGGCCCTCGCAACCGCCTGGACCGCAACCACTCGAACTACACCCGGGACCATCTCCTGATGGGCGAAACCCATCTCCCCATCGCCGAGGACCAGACCGGCAACCTGACCGTCGGTTACATCGATCCAGTCACCGTCGAGAAGATCCTCCGTGACCCGACCAACAACATGCTGCTCACCGACATCGAAGTCCGGGCCGGTCTCACCGCCGAGACCGAGACCCTGCGGATCGTTGGGATGAACACCGACCCGACCGAACCCGACGCCGGTCTGTGGAAGGGCCAGGTCTGCACATGGCTGTTCGACCGGATCGCCGCGGGTACCCGGGGTACCCCGTTCCTGCTCCCCGTGCTCGACTGGCTCGACGCCTACGACCAGGTCCTATGGGAACTCCTCGAACGGCAGAAGGCGCTGCGCTCCCACTTCTGGGCAGTCACCGTCCAAGGAGGCGAGAACGAGGTCGCCGCTGCCCAGGCCCTGTTCGGCACGACCGCCCCCCGCACCGGGTCGGTCCGCTATCAGACCGACGCCATGAAGATCGATGCGGTATCCCCGACACTCGGCACCAGCGACGATGTGCCCGCCGCGCAGTACCAGCATCGGCACATCGCGTCGGGCGTCGGACTCGCCCCCCACTGGCTCGGCGACCCGAATGACACCAACCGCTCCACCGCCGAATCGATGGACGTCCCCGTCCTCCGCAGCCTGGCGGACACCCAGGATGAGTGGGCCCGGAACACGGTCGAACTCGCCCAGGTCGCCGTCGACGCCAAAGTCCGGGCCAGGATGCTCCCCCCCATCCTCCCTGTCGTCGAAAACGGCCAGCCGGTCCGCGGATCCGAGAAACCGGCCCGCGAGCATGTGAAGGTCGTCGCCCCCGAAATCGAGGACCGCAAGGTCGTCGACGCCGCCGCTGCGCTCGCCTCAACAGCCTCAGCCTTCATATCACTGGACATGCTCGGCACCATCAGACGCGACACGATGGTCAAAGTCGTCCGTCAAATGCTCCCCGCCCTCGGTATCCCCGCCGACGAACTCCCCGCCCCCGACGCCGACGCCGACATGCAGATCTCCGCCCTCGAGTCGTACCGCCGCTACGCCGACGCCTTGGCATGACGATCCAGGCCGAGTCGCATTTGTCGGGGACGACACCGTCCCCCGGCCAATACCGGGCCGAACTCCGCCGGCTCCTCCGCCGCCTCGACGACCTCTCCGACGGTCTCGACACGGAAGTCGCCGCCACCCTGATCGACATGCAGCGGGCCATCCAGTCGGCGCTCGCTGACGCGTCCGAAGGCACCGCCGCGCTGCTGCGTCTCTCCCAGGAAGGACTCGACGATCTCACCGCCAGGGCCACAGCCCGATGGGGATCAGCGATCACCGATGCCGGCAACCAGGCCATCAGCCTCGGCGAGGAAATCGCGGTGGGCCCCCTCGACCAGGCGTTCGGAGGCCAGATCCGCGGGATCACCCAGAGTGCCACCACCGATCTGTTGGGCATCGTCTCGGGCTTCTCCACCGATCTCGTCCAGGGAGCCACCCTCGACCTGAAACGCCGCATACGTGGGGAACTCACCTCCGTCTTGGCCGGGGCCCGCACCCCCGGCCAGGCGGCGACCCTCATCGGCCGGAGCCTCCGCACCGCCAACCACTTCTCCACCGTCTACACCCGGGCCAGGGCGATCACCGTCACCGAACTCGGCCGCCTCTCCGCGCTTGCCGGCCAGAAATCTCAGGAGGACCTCGACCGGGCACTCGGCCAGGCCGGCGGCTTCGCCCGGATCGGGAAAAGGTGGATCAACGCCCACCTCCCCGGAGCACGACCCGACCATCTCCAGGCCGAAGCCGACTACTCCGAAACCGGCGCCGTCGGGCCGATCCCCATCGACGCCACCTACATGATCGGAGGCTTCCCAGCCCTCTACCCACATGACCCGGCCCTCCCCGCCAGCCAATCGACGAACTGCCACTGCCTGTCGGTCACCGTCCTGCCCTGCGGCCAGTTCAAACTCCGCGAGGCGGTCAACGCCGACGGCGACGCCTGCATGATCGACCCGCTCGCCAAGGACGGGGCCAAGACGGCGGAGGAAGTCACCCTCGCTCAATTCCTCCAAGTCGGTGATGAGACTGCCGAAGGCGCCGTCGTCAAGAGCATCGAAGTAAAACCCGACGGATCGCTCAAGATCCGATTCGAGCAGGGATTCTCGATGGGCTTCAAGGCCGACGAAAAGGTCCGCGTTAGAGTCTCAGCCACCGAATACCAGGCACCAAGCAAAGGAGTCTCTGGATGACCGAACCGCTGCTCGTCTACGCGCTCACCAAGATCAACGTCGGCCGTGGCGACCCTGACCGCCAAGACCGGGCGGACCAGCGGCCCTACACCGGCTTAGACATCCTGGCGGTCAAATGCACCGACCATGCCGACCCGGTCACCCACAAGCTGATCGGCGAGATCCGGGTCACCTTCGTGGCCACCGGGGCGGTCGTCTACCTGCCCCTGCCCGCCGGATACGCCGACGTCGGGCACACAGCGGTCCCCGCCGGATACGCGCTCGCTGTCGATGACGAACCGGAGACCCCCGCGGTGCAGGTCGCCGATGATCTCACCGGCCTGAACATCAAAGCGCTCAAGGCGCTCGCCACCGATCTCGGACTGTCGGTGGGCGGGACGAAAGCGCAATTGATCGCGAGAATCGGCGAGCATAAGACCGACGCCGGCTGATACCAGGACCGACACGGCGACCAGGACCCTCACGGGTCCATCGCCTTTTCGACCAGGAGCACATCAATGAAGCCCACCACCACCGAGGCCACCGACCCGAAGTCCCTCACCGGCCGGGTCGACTCCGTCCACCGGGCCTGGCGTGCCACCTACGCCAAGCCGGGCGAACCGTCAGACTCCTGGCCCGTCGAGGTGTACGAGGACGCGGTCATCATCGAGATCCGCGACGAGAAGGGCACCGAGTACCAGCGGTATCCGTACACGATGACCGACGCCGGTGCCGTCACCTTCGGGGATCCCGAGAAGGTCACCGCCAACGTCGGATACACCGCCGAAGCCCGCGCGGTGCTCGCCAACTCGGCCGACAAGTACACCGAAGCGACCCGGTTCGTTGAACCGCTCGAGGCCGACGGCCGGATCCTCGAATCGGTCGACGGGATCGGCCCCGACGGTGGGCGGGTGTGGCGGATCACGATGGTCCGCCCCGGGGTCAGCCTCAACGGACGCCGCTACCGGCCCGAAGTCCTCACCGAAGCAGCCCACCTGTATGAGGGTGCGAAGGCCTTCGATGGGCATCGGACCGACGCCGAACGGGACGCCTCCGCGGTCCGCAACCTCGCCGGCTGGCACACCGACGTCGCTGCCCAGGACGACGGGTCGCTGCAGTCGACATTCCATGTCGCCGAATCAGCGCCGCACATCCGGTCCCTCTTCCTCGCCGCCTACCAGTCCAGGAACCCGAACCTGGTCGGCTTCTCCCACGATGTCTCCGGCTCATCCAAGCCGGTCGCTGAGGGTGGCCGGCTGATCCGGGATGTCACCAAGATCGTCGAGGTCCACTCCGTGGACGTCGTTGCCGACCCCGCCGCCGGCGGACGGCTCGAACGCCTCGTTGCGTCGAGGCAGAAAGGGGAGGTCCCCGTGGATCTCAAGGAACTACATGAATTCCTCGACGGCTTGTCCGACGAGGACCGTGCTGCGGCGCTCGCCAAGTACAACGCCACCGTTGCACCCGTGGCCCCGCCTGCAACAGAGCCCGTCGTCGAGGCCGCCAAGGCCAAGACCACCGAACGGATCCTGGAAGCGGGGAGCGTCGAACAGCGGTTCGTGCTTTCCGAGGCGCTCGGCGCGACCAACCTGCCCGAGGACGCCAAGACCAAGATCCGCAAGACCGTGACCGCCGGTAACTACACCGAGGCAGCGATCCTCACCAAGATCACCGAGACCACCGACCTGTGGGACGCGGTGCTGGCATCACGGCCGCAGCCGCTGCCCGGTCAGAGGATCACGGTCACCGAGACCGGAGCAGAGGACCGGGCCAAGGCGCTCGACGGCCTATTCGCCGGCGAACCCGTCGGCAACATCCGGCCGTTCCGGAGCCTGAAGGAGGCATACGCCGCCTTCAGTGGATACAGCCCCTACGACACGGAGGACTTCAACCGCCGGCTGCTCGCCGAATCGGCTGGGGCCTTCGCGTCGGCGGAGGACCAGCGGAGACTCCGCGAGTCGATCATCTCATCCACCTGGGCATCCGCCCTCGGGGACTCGATCACCCGCCGGGCCATCGCCGAATACTCCGACCCGAGCCTCAACTCGTGGCGCCTCATCGTGTCCGACATCGTGCCGATCACCGACTTCCGCACCCAGCGGAGAGACCGGATCGGTGGCTACGACGTCCTGACCGTGGTCGCTGAGAAGGGGACCTACCCGGCGCTCACGTCGCCGACGGATGAGGAAGCCACCTACGCGATCACCAAGAAGGGCGGGACGGAGGACCTGACGCTCGAGATCATCGCCAACGACGACATCGGCGCGGTCCGCCGGATCCCCAAGAGCCTCGGACGCGCTGCCGCCCTGACCCTGTACCGGGCGATCTGGCAGACGACTCTGGCCAGCAACGCCACGATCTACGACAACGTGGCGCTGTTCGACTCGGCGCATGCGAACACGACCGCCGCCGCCCTCGGGGAGACGGGGATCGGGACGCTGCGAAACCTGATGGTCACCCAGACCAGGCTCGGTGAAACGTCCGGGTTCCTGGCCGCGACCCCCAAGTTCCTGGCAGTCCCGCCGGAACTGTTCGTCACCGCCTTCAAGCTGACCCAATCCGGGTCGTCCGTGGCGGGTGGTGAGGCAGCGTCGAACGCCTGGGGTGCTGGGAACATCTCGAACCCCTGGCAGGGGCTCGTGCCCATCGAGGTCCCGACATGGACCGACGCCAACGACTGGATGCTCATCGCCGACCCCAAGTCGATCCCGACCATGGAGGTCGGCTTCTACCTGGGCCGCCAGGATCCCGAGATCCTGATCCAGGACGCCCCCGCGGTCGGATCGGTGTTCACCGCCGACACGATCACCTACAAGGTCCGTCACATCTGGGGCCTCACGGTGCTCGACTACCGCGGCTTCCAGCGCGGCACGCAGTAAGACCACCGAGCAGGAACCTCCTCCGGACTCCCTGGGGGAGGTTCCCCTCACCCCGCTCGAGCGGGAGAAGGGAAACAAGACATGACGTTCAGAAACGACCTGCTCGGCCCCGACTTCGTGGAGGTCCCCACCCCCACATCGTGGGCCACCGCGGGGACCGCCGACGAGTGGCCCGCATGGACATGCCCGGCCTCCAAGCGGTACAAGGTCACCGCAGTCAAACTGGTGCCGGCGACGGCGATCACCGCGTCCGCCACGGACACGGTCACCATCTCAGTCCAGAACAAGGGGACCGCCGGTACGGGTACGACGGAGGTGGCGTCCTTCGCGTTCGACACCGCGACCACCGACGACGTCGCAGCCTTCGATGAGAAGGCACTCACCCTCTCAGCGACGGCAGCGAACCTGGTGGTCACCGCCGGTCAGATCCTGTCGATCAAGAAGGCGCTCGGCGCCGCCGGACAGGTCGTCGAAGGCAAGGTCCGCATCGAGTTCGAGCCCGTCGGCGCCTAACCCACGCCACCAACCTGAGCGTGCTGGGGGATCCGAACTCCGGGTAATCCGGGGTAACGGGTCCCCCGCACGCCAACGAGACGAAAGGCCCCCAACATGACCACCAGGCTCTCCGACCTGCTCAACGTGATCCGATTCCACATCCCGATCCCCGTCGACTTCAACACCGCCGGCACCGCCGACGAGGAACCAGTCCTGATCGCCCCCATCGCTTGCAAGGTCACCGGAGTCACCTTCGTGCCCGAGACGGCGATCACCGGCGACGCCACCAACTACGCCACCCTGTCCCTGCAGAACAAGGGTGCCGCTGGCACCGGCACCGACGAGATCGCCACGTTCGCGTTCGACACACCGACCACAGACGACGTGGTGGCGTTCGACGGTAAGGCGCTCACCCTGTCAGGCACCGCGGCGAACCTCGAACTCGCGCTCGGTGACGTGGTGTCGATCAAGAAGGCCATCGCCGCTGCCGGCATGGTCCTCGACGGCTTCGTCCTGATCACCGCCGCACCGCTCCAGTAGCGGTACACGCCAGGCCGCGGTTCCCGTCCGGTCTACCCTTGGGGACGGGAACCGCGTGCCACTCTGAGAGGACCGACGAGATGGGACACACCCGCCAACAGTGGGAGGACCGGATCCGGGCCCGGCTCGGAGACCTCGGTGTCGTCCAAGCCGTCCCAGCAACACGGATCCCGTTCGCCCTCGAAACAGCGTTCGCGGTCGTCTCCACGGACCGTCCCTACGAGCTCGTCGCCACCCTCACCGGCAACGGGGCCCTCTACGACCTGACGCTCACCTCATGGGAGGACCGCTGGTCCCGGATCATCCGGGTCGAGTACCCCGCCGGGGAGAAGGAACCCGTCTACCTCGAGGCCCGCGACTACCTGGTCCTGCCCGGCACCACCACCTTCCGGCTCCGCAGCGCCGTGCCGACGGCCACGGAGACCGCCAAGATCACCTATGGGGCCCGCTGGCCGACCCCGACCGACACTGCGAGCGTCGACAAGATCCCGACACCCTGGTTCGAGGCCGTCGCCGCGCTCGCCGCCTCCGACCTGGTCCGCACCACCGCAGTGGAATGGGCCCGCCAGTCCTCCGCCCAAGTTGCCGGCTACACCGTCGAGAGGGACCCGACCCCCCTGTTCACCGCGGCGAAGGTGCTGCGTGGCATTTACGAGGAGATCGTCCTGGGCATCCCCGAGGACGCCGCGGGCACCGCCGCGGAGTCCCGGTCCGAGATCGCCTACGCCATCGACGACCAGGACGTGTTCCCCAACACCCTGTTCCGACGGAGGGTCTGATGACCGAACTCGTCCGTGACCTCGGGACCATCGGCGCTGTCGGCGGCCTCCACCTCCTCGCCGGTGTGTACGGGTTCACCCTGTACCGCGAAGGCGCCGCTTGGAACCTCTCCGGCTACACGACACCCACCTACGCCCTGAAAATCCGGGCCCTCGGAACCGGCACCGCAGTCGTGCCCAACGGGACCATCGCCACTGTCTCCGCCGCCGCCGGGACCGTCGCCTACACGCCGGGCACCGCGGACCCGATCCACGTCACCTCCGGGCCCTACGAGGCGAGGGTGTGGGTCACCCCAACTGGTGGTAAGACCGTCCCGTCGGACCTGTTCCGTTTCGACATCGCCGAAGGGCCGGCCTCAGCATGAGCGGAGCGCTCAACGCACGGGTCGTCCCCAACCATGCCGGCGTCGCTTTCAGACGGGGACGCCAGGCAGCGCCCGGTCTGCTCGCCGTCGCCATGCGTCTGAGCATCGAGATCGCCAAGACAGAAGTCGTCCTCGAGACCCCGGTCGGCTGGTCCGGTGCCCTCCGTGGCGGATATCAGACCGAAATGCGGGGCGCTGGCAGTCCCTGGCCCAAAGCCATCCTCGCCAACCCGATCCTCTACCACGACGTCCGCGACCAGGGCCGCCGCCCCGGCCGGATGCCGCCACCCGCGGCCCTGGTCCCCTGGGTCGGATCCAAACTCGGCATCCCCCCCGGCCCGCATCGTGAGCAGGTCGCATTCCTGGTCGCCCGCAAGATCGGCGCCCGAGGCTATCAAGGCGCGCACATGGTCGCCAAAGGATGGGCCAACGCCCGCCTCGTCGTCCGGGGCCTACTCCAGAAGGCCGGCTACGACCTGGTCAGGGAGATCCGCTGATGACCGAATACGCCGACCAGCTCGCCGTCCTACTGACCACCGTCTCGGCGGTCACCGACGTCGGCCGGGTCTACAACCGGCCCCGCTACGGGGTCGCCAACGACCTGTGGATCACCGAGATCGCCGGTGTCCCCGTCATCCGGGCCTGGGAAATCGGGGTCGGCGAGACCGTCACCAGCCGTCTCGAGCAGGCACATCGGGCCCGGTTCCGGCCGTGGCGGATCCAAGGCTACGTCGGACCCATCGACGTCGACGACGCCGTAGCCACCGCCACCACCTACCCTCCCGCGGGGGCGACGATCACCCCCGGCTATGTCGCTGCCGTCGACCTGGCGACCGCCATCGCTGACGCCATCGAAGCCAACCGGACCCTCAGCGGCACCTGCTTGGACATCGCCGGCCCCGACGCTCTGATCGGCACCCGGATAGAAGCCCCCGTCGTCCTGGCGTTGATGGGACCGCTCTGCTGGGGCATCGGCATCGAATTCCACACCTGGACCATCATCTGAAAGGACCTCTCATGAGCGACAAGCGTGCGAAAGCCATCTGGGTCGGCGGTCCCCGCTACTCCCCCGACCACGGTGACCTGCGGGACGGCGACATCATCGAAGTCGGGGAATGGGAGATCGACACGAACCCGAACCTCGCCCGGCCCGAACCCAAGACCACCAAGACCAAGTCCGAACCCCCGACCGGCCCTACCGCCGTGTCTGACCAGGAGGCCTGAACATGGCAGTCACTGTCCCCCTCTCCCCAGCCGCGGCCGTCAACTACTTCGGCTTCGCCCCCCAGACCGTCAAAGGCACCGGGGTCGCTGCCACGTTCTTCGCCGCCTACATGGAGGCGGTCGAACTGACCCACAACGAGGCGGTCCGCCGGATCCGTGAGGCCGGAGCCGGCCCATACATCGCCCGGGACGTGAAAGACGTCTACGTGCCAGGATTCCGGTTCGCGACGCCGGCACGTCCCCTGATCACCACCGCGATCCTCGCGCTCTTCCTGGGAGCCGACGCCAAGACCGGGGCCGCCGACCCGTACACCCATACGCTGACCCCCGCTGACACGGTGTCCTGGCTCTCAGCGGAACGCAACATCTCCGACGAGGTGACCGAACGGATCGTCGACGCCTTCTTCACCGAAGTCCAAATCGACATCCGTAAGAGAGACTCCGGACCCGAGGCGATGCTGATCGTCACCGGCGGAGGCCTCTCCCCGGGGGTCGTGTCCCCCTCCACGGACACCTACGAGACAGGCAGGCCGTGGCTGCGTTCGGATGCCACCTGGAAACTGGACGGCGCGGCGGTGACCAACGTCGAACGGGCCACCCTGACCCTGCGATGGCTCTATGACGAGAGCATCCTCGCTGACGCGATCACCAGATCTGATCTCGCCAAACTCGGCTTCGAAGCCGACCTCGAGGTCGTCCAGGTCGTCGACGACGACGCTCAGATCGACGCCTACCTGGCGACCCACTACGGCACCGCGGCAGGTACCGCGGCATCCGAGACCGTGTACCAGCCGTCGGCGACCGACTCGTTCGAAGTCAAACTGGACTACGACGAGACCGGGCCACTGGAACGGTCGGTGACGATCAACATCCCGAAGATCGCGTGGACCGACGCCCGGCTCACCGAACCGACCCCCAACGCGTCCGAAGCGGTCCGGTTGACCCGGACCGGGCATCTGATCAACGCGGCGACCCCGATCACCGCGGTCTGCATCAACTCCGGAGCCGTCGACCTCGTATAGGCTGGCCAGAGCAGCAATCCTCCTCCCACGGTCGGCTGCATGCCCATAGGACCCCGCCCTCCCAACCCAGGGGGCGGGGTCCTGGCGCGTCCAGGGAACCCGCTATCGTTCAGCCATACCCGAGAAAAGGGAAACCATGCCTCTGACCCGAGACGAGATCCTCCGTTCCTCCGCGTCGCCGATCACCGAAATCGAAGTCCCCGCCTTCGGTGGCACCGTCCTGATCCGGGCGATCCCGATGGGCCACGAACGTCTCGCCGCCTACGTCAACGCCCCGGTGCTGCGCGACGCCCCTGAAGCCGACATGGAGAAACTCGACGGACTGGTCCGCATGGGGGCAGGCGCGTCGAAGGCTGAGAAGGCGGCGGCCGCGACCGCGAACAGGATCCTCAAAGCGTCCCTCGGCCGCCAGTACACCGAAGCGGATGCCGACGAGAAGTTCCGTCGCAAGGTCACCGGAGCCTTCATCCTCGGAGTCGTCGACTCCGAAGGCGGCCGGATCTGGGACTGGTCCGACGCGCAGACGATCCGAGACACCCTCAACTGGAACGCGGTCTGCAACGTCGCCTCCGCGATCTGGGATCTGAGCGCCGGAGCGTCGCTCGACGATGCGAAAAGCGGCGATCCGAACGAACCCGGATCTGAGGATGATCTACTACCTCTCTCTGGAGAAACTCCACCGCCTGCCGTATGAGTGGCTGCCCGCAGCGCCCCAACATCAGGTCGACCTGGCGTTCGGCTATCTGAGCGTCGTCGCCGAAGAACGGGCCGACGCCACCGCCCGGGCCATAGAGGCCGCTACCCCAGCCGGCCGGAACGTCAACCGGGCACTGGCGGCCATCGCCAGACTCGAAGCGGCACGCGCCACCCCGGGGGAGCAGTGATTTAGACTCGCGGTCACGGTGGCCACACAACGCGAGAAAATCATCCTCGAAGGTGAGGACAAGACCCGGGCGGCGATGACCTCCGCCGAGACAGGGTTCAACCGCTTCTCCGAGACGGTGAAGAAGGCGGCCCTCGCCGGCGGGATCGCCATCGGGGTCGCCGCCTTGGCCCGGCTCGGGAAAGAGGCGGTCACCGCGGCGGTCAACGCGGAGGAGGCCGCCTCCGCGTTCACCACCTCGTTCGGCCCGGCCACCGGACGGGTCTCGGACTTCGTCGAAGATTTCGCCCACAAGGCCGGGTTCGCCAACTACGAGTTGCAGCAGATGCTGGCGATCACCGGGTCGGTGGTCCAGGGTCTCGGCGCCACCGAGGACGAGTCGGCGGACCTGTCGATCCGGATGGCGACCCTCGCCGGCGACGTCGCCTCCTTCTCCAACGCTGCGGGTGGAGCCCCCGCGGTGCTCGCCGCCCTCCAGTCGGCGATCAACGGAGAACGCGAGGCTCTCAAAACCTACGGCATCGCCGTCACCGAAGTCGAGGTCCAACAGCGTGCCCTGATGGACACCGGCAAGACCCATGCCGAGGATCTGACCAAATTGGAGAAGGCGCTCGCCACCGTCGAAATCGCCTACTCGAAGGCATCCAAGGCGGTCGGTGACCTGGACCGCACCCAGGACTCGACTGCCAATTCGCTGCGCCGTGCCAACGCCGGATGGAAAGAGGCCCAGGTCCAGATCGGCGAGGCGCTCATCCCCGCCATCGCGGCGCTCATCCCGATCTTCGAAACCGTCGTCCCCCTCGCCGCCGACCTGTTGGCCCCCGCCTTCGAAGCAGTCTCCGGGGCAGTCAAAATCCTGGCCCCAGCGCTCGGACTGGTCGCCGACGCCCTCGGGGACATACCCTCACCGATGGTGCTCGCCGGTGCCGCGGTCGCTCTCTTCGCCCTCAAAGCCGGGGGCCTCGGTGCCCTGGTCGACGGGCTCCGTCTCCGCTTCATGTATCTCGGCGACTTCCTGCGGGGCGGCGGCATCTCCGGAGCGTTCTCCAAACTGGCCGGGGCGATCAACCCGGTCGTCTTAGGCATCACCGCCGCCATCGCCATGTTCACCGTCTGGAACCGCCGCAAGCAGGAGGCCCAGCAACTCTCCGACGATCTCAGAGGCACCCTCGACGCTGAGACCGGGGCGATCACCGAAAACACCCGGGCCTATGTGGTCAACCGGCTGGAGAAGGAGGGGCTGCTCGAACTTCTCGCCCGAGCCAAGATCTCCGCCGGCACCTACATCGCCGCGGTCGAAGGCGACACCGCCGCCACCCACACCCTCGAATCGGCGCTCATCGCCGCGCAGGCCGCCGGGGAACTCTCCAACAGCGAGCTTCTCAAACTGACCGTCGGCTACCACGATCTGAGCGGCGGTCTGAGTGCCGCTGAGGAATCCCTGGCCCGCACCAACCAGGCGACCCGCGAAGCGGGTGCCGCCGCGGAGGAATACGACCGCAACCTCGGGAGCCTCATCGCCGACCATGACCGGCTCACCGCGGCGAGAGCCGCCGGGGACACCCAGGCCGACCACTCCACCGACGCTGAAGGCGGACTCAAACACGGCATGGACCTGACCGCCAAAGCCACCCTCAGTGTCCTCCAGGCGACCGAGGACCTCGCCGACGAACGGCTCAAGGCCCTCGACCCGATCTACAACCTGCGGGCCGCCGAAGCCGACGTCGCCGACGCGGTGGCGACCCTCAGCCGCCTCGAAACGGAAGGTAAGACCGCGACCAGCGAATATGAGGACGCGCAGTGGGACCTGATCAAAGCCCACGCCGAGGAGACCGCCGCTGCTGCAGCTGTCGGGCTCGCCACCGGCGAGACCATCGCCATGTTCATCCGAACAGCCCGCGAAGCCGGCCTCACCGAAGAATCTATCCGGGGACTCATCGGCGGCATGAGCGGCCTCACAGACGAATCGGTCGACTTGGGCTACGCCCTCGCCAACGGCGTCGTCTCCGGCTTGTACGGCCTCGCCGGGAACCTCCAGAACCGGCTGGTCGGCGAGATCCGTACGGCTATCGCCGGTTCCCGTTTCTCACTCGGCATCGCGTCCCCATCCAAGATCACGGCCCAAGAGATCGGTGTCCCTTTGGGCGAAGGAATCGCCGAAGGTCTCGCGTCCACAGAGGGGATCATCAGCGGCACCCTCGCCGGGATCGTCAACGCCGCCATCGCAGCCGCCGCCGCCACGGCCGGCAACGCTGCGGCGACGCTCGGCGCCGCCGCGCAGGCCGCCGGGATCACCGACGCCAGCCAACTCTCCGAATACCTCGGGTCCCTGCACGCCAACTCGTTTCGGAACCTCACCGCCCTCGCCGAATCCCAGGGCATCGACATCGACCAGAATCAGATCAGAGCGTTACGGTCGATGGGTTACACGAACGTCAGACAGGTCGTCGAAGCCCTAGGGATCACCGACATCGGCCGGGCACTCAGCGGGTTCGGTGTCGGAGGAATACCGGCCTTCGCCGGCGGCGGATACCTCGGACCCGGCGAGTGGGGTATCGCCGGTGAGGCCGGTGCTGAGATGCTCCGGGCCCGGCCCGGGGGAGGAGTCGATATCCTCCCCGGGCAGAGACCCTCATCCGGGCAGCCCCTCCAGATCCTCGTCGACCTGCCCATCAAAATCGACGGACGTGAGATCGCCCGGGTGGCAGGCCTGTACATGGTCGACGACCTCCTGGACCATGTCGGCGGATACCACCGAAACTAGACCAGAATCAGAAAGGATCCACATGCCCGTAGCCACCACATTCTCAGACCTACTCAACGGCGGGGTGTTCAACGCCACCGCCTACTCCGACGCCAACGTGTACCTGTCGCTGCACACCGCGACGCCAGGGACCACGGGGGCGTCGGAAGTGACCGGAGGCTCCTACGTCCGTCAGGCGATCCCCAAGGTCGCCTCATCGGGAGGCACCTACACGTCGGATGCGATCATCGATTTCGCCGGGATGCCGGCGGTCACGGTCACCCATGTGGGTGTGTGGACCGCTTCGACCGCGGGTACCTTCCGGCTGGGTGGGGCGCTCACCGTGTCCAAGGTGGTCGCCGCCGGTGACACGTTCCGGATCCCAGCAGGGAGCCTCACCCATGTCTTCGCGTAAGCGCCGCAAGCTGCGCCGGGTATCGAAGGTGGAGAAGCGGGGACCGCGGGTCGTCGAGTCCGGGCCGATCCGACTGGTGACCCGGCTCGATCAGAAGGGGTAGCTGATGCCCCGTCCTGTTGATCAGGTGACCGCGGATGAGCGTGGGAAGGGCCGTCCCGGACTAGTACGTCTCGCCGCACCCCGCTATCCGGAGGTGTTCCCGGATACGGTTGTGCGTCTCGTGGATGGTGTGCGGGTAACTGTTCCGCATCCGAAGGCGGGTCAGCTGCATCCCCAAGCGGGTCAGGTTGTGCGTAACACGGTGCGGTTCCGTGACACGGATACGGGTGGGCATGTGAGTGTGCATTCGACTGGCCCCGCGTTCTGGAACTCCGATGGCAGCGCGGTTGATTCTGATCTGATCGTGGGACCTGGCCTGTTCGTCGCCACCGCGAATGCTGCGCTCGGCTTCGGATTCCGCTTGCAGGCGGATGGCGGGTTCACGACCACTCATCCGCAGGGTGGGAAGGTGACTGTGGGCGGCATCGAATGGCTATCCTCTGCTGGCTATCAGTCGCTCGTGGTGGGCGGGTGGACGGTGATAGAGAACCGTGCTGAAGGCCTCACTGCCCAGGGAACGCTGATCGTCGCGGTCAAAGGCGGGCTGGTCATCACCGAACTGCTCGTCACCGAGGCCAAGTATCTGACTGGCTGGCGTCAATCAGTGTCCGTCGAACCACCCGCGTTGAGTAGGGGACGTTACGAGGCAGGGTACGTGTACTACGACCCGCCCGAGGTTGACGCTGATACGGTGTGGCCGTTGCGGGTGGGCCTCTAGATGGCTACCTATGGGCCGACAGGTGTAGCCGCAGGCGGAGACGACTATTGGCACAGCAATGCAGCAGTGTTCACTGACGGTACCGCTCTGCGGGTCGGCGTAACTTCCGGGATCACGCATCACTCGGCGATGAGGTTCCTCGGCGTCGACATCGCAGGCGGTACGACGATCTCCTCGGCGACCATCGACCTGCGTTCGTTGATAAGTACCACGGGGTCTGGCACGTTGCTCACGAAAATCTGCGCGGTCGACGAGAACGACCCTGCCGCCGCCACCACGGCCGTCTCGAGCAGGTCCGGGTCGGCGTGGCCGAGGGCGTAGACCCCGATCCCGCCGATGAAGTCGATATAGCGTTTGCCCTCGACGTCCCAGATCTCGGCGCCCTCGGCGCGCGCGATATAGACCCCCGATTTCGACGGCAGCCCGGCC